CCTGATGACACCCCGGAAAGCTACTGGGTCTGGGCTGGATGCGACAGTATGCTTACGCCCTACATGGCAGCAGAATTTCGGGATTTGCGAGAAACCGGGGTGGAAGATGCTTTGGTGGTTGCTACGCTGGAAGAAGCGATGCGCCACCAAGCGAAGCACCCATGGTGCTATGCTAAGCGCCTACTCGATCAGGCAGCGGCGCAGCACGTTACAACGTTTGCAGAGTGGGAAAAAACTCACATCAAAAATAAAGGAAATCGGGTTGACCGAGAAACGCCGAGCGGAAACAACATTCTAAGTCTTACTGACAGCCTTGGACGAATAAAGAGAAGACCGTTCAAAAAACAGGATGTTCCGCAGGGCAAAGGGGGCGATTCCAATGGGGAGTGATGTTCGCCATGTCCGGGGTGAAGCACAGAAGGAACTTGTAAAAAAGTTTGAAGTGTTTTCGAGCAATGGTCGGTCACGCTGGCAGGTCTGGAGCGATTGGATCACCATGAGTGCTATTGCGGTGTCCAATGCGACAGATCAGAGCCACTTTGACGAACGCGAGAAGCAGTACTTATCAATCGCAGGAAAATACACGCGGCCGGAAATGGAAGCATTTACGGAAATGCTGGCCTTGTTGGTCGTGGCACTAGAGGACAACCCGGAACAGGACTTCCTTGGCGAGTTGTATATGTGCTTGGGGCTTGGAAACGACCATGCAGGACAATTCTTTACGCCCTACCACCTGTGTGAGTTCATGTCCGCAGTAACGACCCCCGCAGAAGAGTTTCAGCAGAAAATCGGAGATAGGGGATGGGTTGCGGTCTGTGATCCGACCTGCGGCGCTGGGGCCTTGCTGGTGGCGTTCGCAAACGAATGCAGAAAGAAAGGCATCAATTATCAGACGGATGTACTGTTTGTGGCGCAGGACATTGACTACATCGTGGGCATGATGTGCTATCTGCAAATGAGTCTGCTTGGAATGCCGGGGTATGTCGTTATCGGTGATACGCTTGCAAGCCCGTCTGTGTCTTATGACAAAAGGGGGCTGCTTCCAGTTGACAAAGGGAACGTCTGGTATACGCCGATGCTCAGGATCCCGGTTTGGCAATATCGAATCTTTATGGCGCAGATGGAACTGGTCACTCAACCGATAAGGAAAGAGCGTGTTGCAGATGCGCCAAAATCCGAACCACAAAAATCCCCTGAAGCTCCTAAAAATCTCGAGAAACCAAAGAACACGGAAAAGCCAAAAGCCGCTAAAAAGCCGCAAAGAGCGCCGGAACAGGAACCGGTGTTCTCCGAGGGCAAGGGTGGGCAACTTAGCTTTTTCTGATAGGAGGACAATATGGATTCCACCACACACACCACAACCACAGTAGAGTTTGTCGATTGGCGGGCCAAGGCAAAAGAGAAGCTGGAAGCAGAGGACAAGCTGTTCAAAGGCGGGCGCGCCGCCGCGAGCGTTCAGAGCTATGTGCTGCGGGCACTGCTGAACTTTGCAGATCAGGAGCCGCGCTTCGCTGAGGTCGTTTGCAACACGGAGCGCACATTCTCGGAATGCTGCGCGGCAGTCGTACACAATGCGGGAGAGGTTCTGTCTGACCTTGAAGCGTACCGCAAGGCCGTGCAGTTCTATTTTCCCAATGCTGAAATCTCGTTTTCGATGAACATCAATCTTACCGGGACGCCGCCGACGGAAGAAGAGATGCGGGCGCCGGCAACCATCAAACCGGAGGACGCCGCCCCGAATATTCCGAAACCGCAGGAGCCGAAAAAGGGAAAAACCGACCAGAAGAAGCAGAAACCGGAGAAAAAGCCTGCAAAGAAGAAAGAAAAGCAGAGCGAGGATTCGATGCAGCTTTCCTTGGAGGGATGGTTCTGATGATTTTGGGATTCAAGGGATTCAAGCCGGGGCTGGTTGCAACGCTTGGAAACGGAACATTCCGGTATGTTCCGAACGAGCTGAATGAGACGGAAAAGGCCATGTGCGCCAGCACAGGATTCCATTATTGCTTAGACCCGTGGGATTGCCTGAACTGGTACACATGGAACGGAAAGAATGAGTTTTGGGCAGTTGCGGCCGGGGGCGATGTTGACGAGGATGGCTACGGAAGCCGGAGCAGCTGTACGAAGCTGGTTCCCCTCCGCAAGCTAACAGCAGAAGAATTTTTGCTGATGCACGCCAACTATGTGTTTGAGCATCCTGCGGAGAAGTTTGAGGACAGCTATAAAGGGCCATTTCATGTCGCATATGGCCGGGGTAAAAAACTGGCCGGAGAACTGGGAGAATGGCTCTGCTTCATCATTCGAGATCAGCAGGAGTCTATCTGCATTGCACAGCCGATTGACGGCGTGAAGATTTTGCCGGGGAAAAACTACACGGCAGAGAGTTTGGAGGCGGCACACAATGAAAAAGGCTGAAGAATTGAAACTTTATGCACCGGAGCCGAAACGGCCAGAGCTGGATGCGGCGCTGTGTATGTCAGTTGCCGAGGGGCAGGGCATGGGCCGCTACATCAAGGGAAAGGTGCTGACGGTGGCCGTCTGGGACAAAAAGGAAAAGCCGCTGGTCGTGTGGCGCTTTTTCGGGGATTACTGGACGGGGGAGCTTCGCGGGAACGAGAACCCGACCAAAGGTGAGCTTTCGCCGCGTCAAATTGAGGTCAAGCCCTGCCAGTGTTTGACGTGGAGGACCGAAGTGCCGGCAACAAAGGGAGAATCGGAACTCCTGCAAAACTATTTTGATGACTGCAGACCGGGATATCTGATTGGCATTGTAGAAGATGCACTGTCGGCTCATGCCAGGAAGAAGCGCGAAGAGCGCAACGCACGACAGGCGGCTGAGACCAAGAAGCTCTTTGAGAATCTGCCGGAGCCGCCGGAAGATCTCAGTAAACAAGTTTTGAAAGTGTGCAGTGATGCGGGCTTTCTCTGGGTCACCAATGATAAACAGAACGTAATCGAACCCGGCGGCGTTGAGAAGAAAATCTCGATTCAGCGGGCAAGGTGCGATAGCTGCGGTGGTGAATATACGCTGTCGGAACTGCTCAAACACAAGAGCACAGCGACGTGCGAGTGCTGCGGGGAGAAAATGCAGGTTCGTAATACCCGCTATTCGGTCAAAAGGCTGTGGGCCGCAAGGACATTCCTTTGGAGCAAGCCGCAGGGAGATGGGGTCTGGATTCGCCGCTATCTGGTGTATTTCGATTTCAAAAATCATCGGGCAGAACCGGAATTTCACGGCCGTGGAATCTGGTGGACGGACGGAAAGACCATCAAGCAGTGGAAACGCAGCTGGAGTGAAAAAGAGGAATATATTATGTGCCAGCGCCCGAAGTTATCCGCAATGCTGACGGCCCCCTCTGGTCCGTATCAGCCGTATACATTGGCATCCCATACTGACCAATTTGAGAGTGATGTTCGGAAAGTGCTGAAATCTGAATGGATGTACCAGTACGACAATCATCTCAATTTTCCATGGGAGGTTCGTCAGTGGGAAATCGTGAATCGGTATCCGATGGCCGAAAGCCTTGTGAAAACGGGCTGGGCTGATGCGCTGTGCTCTCAGGTGTACGACGAATATGAACACAGCACCCGCATCAATCTTCGCGCAGAGACCTATTACGGTGTGTTTGGCTTAAACCGTCAGGAACTGGCCGTGGTCTCGCAGAGCAAAAAGTCGTTCCGCGAGGTGGATAATGCGCTGGAATGGAAAGAAGCCGGCCTTGCAATCAATGGCAAGAACATGGCAATGACGGCTAACATCCGAAAACTCTCAGGAATGGCCAAGACATTGCAGGAAAGCGGAATGACGCGGAGCCTGAAATATCTCCGTCAGCAGACAAGGCGAGCCACCGGAAGCTACAACGGCCAGATTGCTCTTCAAGTTGCATCGGACTGGCTGGACTATCTCGATATGGCCGGACAGATGAAGATGAACTTGAATCTTGAAAAGGTTCGTTTCCCGCTGGATCTCAAGCGCCGCCATGATGATTTGGTTCTGGAGCGCAATAAGCGGCGTCGAAAGGATGCGTTGAGAGGCGCTGCAAGCAGCATCAAAAAGGACGCCAAGGAGCTGGAGAATCAGTTCCATATCGAGAACATCTACAAGAAAGTCCGCAAAATCTATGAGTACGATGGAGCGGAATACATCATTCGGGTGCCGGATGGAGCAAAGGCAATTTTGGAGGAGAGTAGATTTCTTGACCACTGCATCCAGCGCGGGACCAGATACTTTGAGCGCATTGCCAAACGTGAGAGCTACATCTTCTTCATGCGGCGCAAAGCCGACCCGAATACCCCGTGGTACACCTTGGAGGTGGAACCGGGCGGCACTGTCCGCCAAAAGCGCAGCTATAACAACGACCAGTACGCCGATTTGGAGGGTGCGAAACCGTTTATTGCGGAATGGCAACAGGTTGTGCAGAGCCGCATGACAGCGGCGGAAATTGATTTTGCACGGCAGTCTAAGGAAATCCGCGCACAGGAGTTTGCAGAGCTGAAGGAGAACGGAAACATTATCCGCACGGGAGCAAATGCTGGAAAGCTGCTCGTTGATGAACTGATGCACGACTTGATGGAGGTGGAAAAACGTGTCGGCTAAAATTGAACTTTCTCTCGCGCCCGCCAAAGCAAAAGGCCTTTCGGAAGATGAGCGTCTGGATTTGGGGCGCCTGCTCCTGAAAGCAGGATACCGAGTTGATATTGTACGCCGTCGTCCGAATACCAATCCGGGCACCAATTACGATTATTTCATGGTTTTGGACAAAGGAGAGAACAATGCCTGATACTCGGAAGAACCACAATCCCAGCGGTGCGCCGGACCCTACACGAGTCCGGGCAGAGAGCAACATCCAGAGGGAAGAAGCTCGTGTGAGCGAGCTTGTCCACGTCCTGCGTTATGTGGCAGGTGCCGCCGGGTTTGAAATTGTGGAGCGAATCGTTCTCGTGGATAACCAAACGGGGAGGATCTATCGGTGAACAGAACGAAAAACGAGTTGGCCGATTATGCTTGGAATCCGGTGACAGGGTGCCTGAAAGATTGTCGGTACTGCTATGCAAGGAAAAGCGCGATACGGTTTGCAAGCGATTGGCGCCGAAATTTGGCAGAGAGACCGAAAGTTCAGCAGGTGGGAGAAAAGCTCTTTGAGCTGGATACCCCTTGGAAAACGAAGAGCCAGCGCTTCCTGAACAGTCCAACGGGGTTTCTGCCCACCATGCACAAATACCGTTTCGACTGGCCGCAAAAGGTCAAAGTTGGCTCAAGCATTATGGTATGCACAGACGGCGATTTATTCGGGCCGTGGGTTCCTGAAGAATGGATTCTTCAGGTGTTTGCGGCGGCTGATGAAGCGCCCCAGCATCAGTACATTTTTCTGACGCAGTATCCGGAACGCTATAAGCAACTTGCGAATCACGAGAAGCTACCCCAAAACAAGAATTTCTGGTACGGTTCGACGGCGACGGTCAGAGAAAGCAGCGTATGGGCGAACGAACACTATAATGCGTTCGTAGCGATAGAGCCGCTCCTTGGCCCGTTTGAGGGCGATGTGACAAAAGCGTTCCAGAAGTTGAAGTGGGTCATCATCGGCGCGGAAACGGGCCGAAACGTCGGAAAGGTCATTCCGAAAGCGGAGTGGATTAAAGATATTCTTACGTCAGCGGATGCGACCGACACGCCTGTCTTCATGCGGAGCAGCATGGAAAGCGTGGTGGGTGCTGAGAATATGCGGCGCGAGAAACCACAGCCGCTTCTTCAGAGAGTTCCCAGTGACGTGCAGAAGGAGCGTCTGTGGGAGTATTGCGCGGTCTGTGGCAAGTACAGACCGATGAAAGAAATGTACGCGCTGCTCTTGCGCAGAAAACGTGGAGATAGCCCGGAGCGGGTGGCTTATATGTGCCCGGAATGCTATGAGCAGTTCAGTAGAGACAATTTTGAGAAAGGAAAAGACGATGAAGTTTGAACGAAGCGAAATTGGAGCGCTGTTCTCCAAGCTCCGAACAGCGGTGCCGGAGGTTCGCGCAGTGGGCAACGACAGCACGGGAATCCTGCTGAGTGGCCCGGATGCGTTCGCAACGAATTTGGAACTGAGCATTCGGGCAGAACTTTCCAGCCCGGTTCCGCAGGGTGTCGTTATTCCGCCGCGTGGAGTGGATTTTATCAGCGGAGCAGTAGCCCCTGAAATCAACATCAACGTGACAAAGAGCGGGTTGGTCATAGAGTCCGGCACGGCGCGGGCACGGTTGAGCACGACGCCGGCAGAGAATTACCCCACATTTGATGGTCCGGGAAAGGATGCGAAGCGCTGCGTGGTGAGAGCGAATGATTTGAGCTGGGCCATCTCAAAGGTTCTATACGCTGTGTCCAAGGAGGATCGGCATCCGGCGCACAAAGGGCTGTGCTTTTCCCACAACGGCGACGATACTTTGGAAATCTGCGCCCTGGATGGGTACAGAATGGCCATCAGCCGAATCGACTGCACCGCCGATGGCAACTTCAAGTTTGTGCTTCCGGCGGCAACGGCAAAGGCGATTGACACGCTGTGCCTTGATGGGAGCGTCAGTATTGAAAGAGACCGCAAAAAGGCCGTTTTCAGTGACAACAATTTTGAGGTAAAGTCTCGCCTGATCGCAGAACCGTTTCTGGATTATAGCAAAATTGTAGCCCAAAAGAGTGGGGGAACCAGAATCGTGCTTGACAGAAAAGAATTGCTGGGCGTTCTGGGACGCGTCAAACTTGCTCGGTCCGCAGACGCAAAGGAAAAGAGCACCTTGGTGATGGATCTGGAACCCGGCGGCACAGGTAGAGCATCGATGCGTAGCACGATTGCGCAGATGAATGAGGAATTTTCTTTCAACGGAAAGCTGGATGAGCGCCTGCGAATCGGCTTTAATCTGGAGTTCCTGAGCGAGGCATTGAAGTCGATGGAAGGAGACGAGGTCAGCGCATGGGTGGTCGGTCCTCTATCCCCCGTAAAGCTGATTGAGCCGCAGTATGAAGCGCTGGTGCTTCCTGTCAAGGTCAAGGAGGAAGCATGATGCGGGGTAGAACTTTTCGTGGGCAGTCCCCAGATGGCACTTGGCATGAAGGATTCTTGATTCGCTCTCCGGGTGTGAAGAACAGTCGCCCAGGTGAGGGCTGGTACATCAACTCCGAGCAAGAGCCGGCATACGCCCATCTCGTCAAGCCGTTTACGATCGGCATGAACACGACTCTGACGGACGGAAACGGGGCACCTGTTTTTGAGGGGGACATTTTGAAAGACGATCGATGCGGCAAAGATGTGATTTTTGCCGTAAGATACGGCGAATACATCGACTACGGCGTAGGCCATATCGGATTCTACGCAGAATTTTCGGAGAACCGAAAGGAGTTTGTCGAGCATGGTC